GCATTTCCGTCGGTGATGGTCGTCGCAGAAAACTTCGTTACACCGCTCAAGGTGTTTGTGGTATCATCCATTGGAGACATCCACTTACCGGCACCGTTCGTAAGGGTAGAACCATGGGTAGTTAGGGAAGACATCGATAGCGAAGATACGTTTAAAATCTTGCTTAACCCGTCGGCTTTCATCGCCAAAGAACCAACCCCGCTCATACCAGAAGATACGAGAGTCATATCACCGATGGTACCGTTACCGATTGTCCCCTTAATAGCATCTATATCCTGGACACTTGTTAAACTTCCATTATTAAGAGTTGCAACATCGTCTGTGATTGTTGTGGAAGATATAGATGTAATGCCAGTCAATGAGTTGTCACCACTGACAGCTGTCATCCACTTACCACCACCTGCTGTAATGCTGGCAATTCTGCTAGGCATCAAAGAAATTTCCAATCCATTGGTGATACTACCTTGTTTCAAGTCGAGCTTTCCGCTGGAAAGAGCCACTGTACCGTCTGTGAAATGTCCAGCCGTCACCGTACCTACACCAGAGATGTTATTATTAGATACGTTCACGTTGCCTGATGTAATGATGGTAGAATCAATGGTTGCGAGGCCTGTCAACGTATTTTCGCTTAAAGTGGCTTTGTTAATTGAACCTACCACAAGGCTTTTAGTAAGGGTCATGACGTTGGTCGCGGTTGTTGTTGTGTCTACGTTATGAGTGACAGTGAAGTTGTTAGATTTGATTTCATTCGAAATCAAGGAACTAACCCCGGTAATGTTATTACCAGTGACATTTACTTCACCGGATGTAATGGTAGAACCACTCAAAGAAGTGAGCCCGGTAATCTTGTTACCTACGGAATTGATCACGGCTCCAGATTCACCGAGTTGTACGGTACCTGTGAGAGTACCAAGCGTGAGCGTCGTCGTAGAACCTAAAGCGAACTCGTTAGAAACATTGATGTTTTTAGATTCGAGAGTACCCTCTGAAGATCCAGATTCACCGCTTATTAAAAGAGTCTTACCAGAAGGACGGATATCGAGATAACCGTTTTCTCCGAGAACATATTGAACTTGAGCAGACATTTGTTTGTATTATAAATGTAGAATTTTTTCCTTAAGTTCTTTTCATCGCATCAATCTGTTCTTGTAAATCCTGAATACACGCAACTAAGACGGAAACCATGTTTGAATACTTCACACCAATGAGGGTTTCATCCTTTGTTCCTGACACAAACTCTGGAAATACTTCTTTCACCTCTTGTGCGATGAAACCTATTTCGTGCGAATCGTCTCGTTTCCAATCGAAAGACACGGGTCTTAACTGTTTCACCTTTTCGATTATATTCTTCTTGTCGAGTGTCTCTACATTTTTCTTCACACTCCTATCTGATATTTGCACTAAATCTCCTACTATGAGATTATCCACGCTAAACGTATCAGAAGCCACAATATCCGTTTTCAATTCATGGATACGGGCCGTCCCCATCACCGTGATATCACCGAATGTCCCCTTGTTGTCAACAGTGACATCGTTTTTAAATGCGGCGTCACCTCTCACCTCTATGTTACTCGATGTCTGAATGGTACTCGCTGTGATAGAATTGCTCGCATTTATATTTTGAACGTTCGCGTCTCTATGTGTCTGTACGCTACCAGTAACGATGAGATCACCTAGCATTTTTGTATTCTTTCCGATTTCAACCTCGCCTGTAATTTTTACATCATCGCGTAATTGCGTGTTCCCCATCGTCGTCAATTGGTAAAAGAAACCTTCGCGTCCGGAAATTTCAGACGATGTGTAAATATCCCCTTGTGTTGTAAATCCCCCAGATAATTCTAAATTTGATGCTCGAACTGTCTGTGCGTTTATAGGCTGATTGAAATATGTCTCGTCGTTAAATACGGCATTTTCGTATCGCATGTTTTGCACCTCGAGGGTATCCGCTTTTAATACCCCTTCAACAGTGACATTCTTTTTACAATCAAGGTCGACTTCAAATGTACCATTCTTAAAACTAAAAACATCTGTTTGAATTTCACTTGCTCTAATAGCACCATTTACATCAACATCACCGTATACATTCATTCCATCTCCAAATGTAGGCTTCTGTACAAATGTAGCATTCGAAAATGTAAAATCACCTTGAATATCCACATCTGCGAGAGTCGTCTTTCCTAGAACGTTTAAAGCCTGTTTTGCGGTAACACCTTGATTGAATGTCGTTGGGGTATCAAACGCAGCGTTCTTGAAACTAAAAGTACCATCAACATCTACGTCTTTTAAAATCGTTTTCCCGTTGACTGTTAAATCATTGTCAACACGCGTTGGTTTATTGAAAACCGCATTCGAATTAAATATGGCTTGCTTAAAGGATGTACCATTACCACCGAACGTGACGTTATCGAGATTTGTATTCCCTTTTACGCTTAAATTTTGATCTATTATCGCACTCTTTTTGAAACTAAATTCGCCCGTCGCCTCCACATCGGCGACAGTCGTTTTCCCTTTTACTTGTAGTGTATCTTCGAGAGTTACTGGACGATTCGCTGTTGTTTCCGCGTTGATTATCGCTTGTTTAAAACTCATACCATCACCGATGGTGACATTACCCTTCAGTTTTGTATCCTGAGAGGCTTCTAGACCATTCACGAGAATGTCAGATTTGATGTTTATGGTATGCACCATATTGCCTACTATATAATTATATAATTATCTTCGGCACGATGGACATAGACATTAGTTCTTGGAACAAAAGTTTGCATGCGTATGGGATCTGTGTATTCACCACATCCCTTTCGTTTTTACACACATTACACGAACCCACGCCCGTAGTGTAGTCAATAGTCGCCATCATACCACACGTTTTACACACCGGTAGATCGTATGCGTCGGAGTGATCAAATAATCTCTCTTTTAGGAAGGACGATGCACCGTGTGAAATAATCGCATCTCGTTCCATCTCTCCGAACCTCAAACCACCATCCCTACTTCTACCCTCGACTGGTTGCCTCGTGAGAATCTGTATAGGACCCCTAGACCTCGAGTGAATCTTATCATTCACCATGTGTTTCAAACGTTGATAATACGTTGGACCGATGAAAATCTTCGCCTCCATCTTTTCACCGGTCGTACCGTTGTACATCGTCTCGAACCCGTACTTCTGAAACCCAAGAGACCCGAGTTCTTTTGCGATATCTTCGGGATCCAATTCGGTGAAAGGAGTGGCATCCCCGTATTCCCCCTTGATAGAACACACTTTCCCCATGATACATTCAATTAATTGCGCGATTGTCATACGACTGGGCATGGCGTGTGGATTCACGATGATATCCGGATTGATCCCATCGCTCGTGAAAGGCATGTCCTCTTGTCTGTACGTCATACCAATCGTACCCTTTTGTGCGTGACGGCTCGCAAACTTATCACCAACCATAGGCACGCGCATGGAACGAACCTGCGTTTTCACAAGATTCAAACCTTGTTCATTCGTCGTCAAGATCACTTTGTCCACGTATCCATCTTCGTTATGTTTAATAGTAGTACTGATATCCTTCTTTGTATGCCCAAGCGCACTCGGTGTCTGCATACCAAGTGTCTTACCAATCACGACAGCTTCGTTTTCCAATAACGTCCCTGGACTTGCGAAACCATCCGCGTCAATACCAGAGTAATCACCAAACTTCATGGCGACTGTCGTGTTTTTCTCTGGTTTCTCAAAACTTTCTTTCGCAAAATTACCACTTTGCTTTTGCTCATCTTTGTACGTTCTGTAAAAATACGTTCGGAAAAGTCCTCGATCAATCGATGACTGATTCATAATCACTGAGTCTTCCTGGTTATCAATTATACCGAGTTATTGATGTACGCATTTCCTCATACACCAACTCCTGTATTTTCAATATGTACATTATCATCCCGGAATGATATTCACGATGCACATGGTTAGAATACAGCACCTTCTCAGGTGGGTTTAGACTATATCTTAAGCATATTCAATGCCCACTTCCATTTAGTCGTTGAACCTTATCCATATCTCTTCTGAGACTTAGGGTCTTGGCTGCGGATTATCCTAATACCTGTACGATTTTACCATTGAGAAGAGTCATTACCTCTGGTCCTCAATCACGTTTCCATGAAGGAGTGGTTGTACAAGCTTCAGACAATGTATTTATGTATATCTATATCTGGAACGTCCAAGTTGTTTTCTTTTGCAAATCGGAGTACATTTTCACGTTGTTTCGAATATTCACACAGTTTCAAGTTGTCTTTCTTGGATAAATTGTCAGTTGATGTGAGGGGTTGCATATTACTCCAATGACAACACTTTTTCAAATCATCTTCGTCGAGCATATCAAACTTTGATATCGGGATCAAGTGATCAATGTGCCAATATGTTCCCCTATTACTCAAACTCATTTCATCGTCAAACTGAGAAATTATCCATTTTTCAAACATTTCGACAGAACAACCAAGATATTCTTTAGAAGTACCCATTCTACTTCCGTTGAAAATTTTAGTAATGTTGGTTCTCAATTTATGACTCAAATAAAATTGAAAATCATTTTTTCTCCGGATTCGCTTTTGTTCATTTTGTCGATCTTGAATTTTGCGTCTATTTTCCACATTGTATGTTCTATTATACTGTGAAATATCATCTTTGTGTTCTTGTTTATACTTACGATTGTATTCAGCTATCTTTTCTCTGTTCCTTTTCTTGTAGTCTCTACACATCTTGTTTCCACAATCTTTGCAATAAGATTTATTTGGGACTGTAGAAGTGTAAATGCCACATTTTGAACAATTTCGTTCCATTACATATACACATTATATATGTCCTTTGGGATTTCCCCGCAATTTGAAAGTGTCGCCTCCGTGAAAGAGACTTGCCTACTGCTTTTAACAGAGACAGGAGCTAAACCTTAACCCCGTGTAACAAGCAATCGCTACGATTGCGTTTTCGCCAGACGGCAACGCATCATATCCGATATTTTTCGTCATTTGAGTAGCAACTAGTGGTTTTTGTGGATACCACAACACATGGCTGTAACTATCAATGCGATCATTGTGATTCGATACGGGTATACCAATCGCCTGCTTCCCCATCGCGGAATTGTGCACAGCAAACATGGATCCGCCGAAAAAGCAATGCGTATCGCTCTCAACTGTGATATCCGCAATCTTACAATTTGCCTTCTTATGAACCGAAACAGGAAGGAAAAGCGTGTAATGCTGAATATGGATATTCTTCATCCACTTGTCAAAGCGGGGACGCAGATGAGGACTACCAATCTCCCTTCCATTCGCAATGGAGCGCGCCACATCTTTCACGTACCTTCTCGGTGCGTCTTGAATATCATCGACAGAACATCCATCGATGAGTCTTTTGCGAATTCCCGCAACCCGATCCTTTGCCTCCTTTGTTATGACATCCACGTGTTTCAAAAATTCAACAGCACACGCACTGTTAATGGTTTTGTGCCAACAGTATCTGTATCCAATGATGTCAAAATATCGTATCAGGTTATCCCGCGAATCCTTCATCTTGAACGACACTTCCTTGCGTTGTGCTGAAATATCTTTCGTCACCGCGTCGTTTACTTCGATGCCAAACGATCTGAACATGTCGACTATCTGAGAAAAGACTGTTTCCAACGATCCGACGTGTGTAGGCGAAATCTGATTGGCCGTTTTCGCACACACGTTAATGAATCCAGATTTTCGTTGATTAATTCGAATCTGACAACCATCACCTCCTTGAAACCCAGCACAAAATTCTCTTTTCACCATGGGTGATCCAGATACGATCCAGTCAGGTAATTCGCAGTGCTTCGTTTCGGTACGTTTTCCGAACGTGATTCCAAGAGCGAGCATAAGTGTCGGAAGTGCCCCGTTTCTACATATATCAAACGTATGGTGAATCGTTCCAGATGGATGGGTTCTCGTTCCCTCGCGAACTTCTACGCTCTCGAAGCCGAGCGCGCGTACGTCATCTTCGAATGTTTCTGCGTCCTGAAGTGTTCCAAAGCATGCGGACATCTGAGGTGTCATCCCCCCGCGTTTTTTGTTATACACATTGATCGACCCATCGGTGAGGATGAATCCAAACATTCTCGCAATGATAGGTAGACGCGGATCGGTAGACATCAACGGAAGTAAATTTCCGCATCTTTCAGCGTGCTTCTTTATGAGCGATTCTTTCACGCCAAGTGCCTTGCATCGCATAACAAAATCATCCTCGGATAATACGATACTTGACTCAACATCTCGACTTACATCTTCTGGTTGAACGAGTACACCGACCTTTGTTTGAGAATCAAACTCTGATGGAGATACCCATCCTTGATTCGTCCAATATTTATGATCATCAGTCGTGACAATTTTTCTCCCAGATGATGTACGAACCTCTACGATATTCTTATCGGTATCTCGCACATATTGATGTACGACTTTCGTTTCTTTTGTTTTCATGGTTTGTGGATCGAATGTCATAACGGTATCACCTATTTGTACGTCTCGGATTTTCTTCTTACTTCCATCCGCCATCAGAACTGGCTCTTCTTCCCACAAGCACTGATAACAATTTCTCGGACTTTGGTTGTGATCTGGAAATGGAATGATACTCGCACATACACCAAGCAACATACTCGGATGAATTTCACAGTGCGTATATGGCTTCTGTTCTTCAAGATTATTCGGTTTCATGGCAATCAAGGCTTCTTCTTCTTCGTCTGGATCAACAAATTCTACAATACCATTTGAAAGCAACTTGTCCCATTCCCATGTTTTATGAATCTTTTCATCATACAACAGTTTGTTATCCTGTACCAAAAATAATGGTCGAAGACATCTTCCGGGGTCCGTGTATACCCGAATTTCCCTATTCGACACATCGTGTACAATCCCCGTTTCTGGGTTTATATCACATCTACGCTTCATGGCTCTCAAATGTGCCACCAAAAAGTGTGTGCTTTCATCGTCACATGACCCCATGAGGTATCCGTTCACGAAAATTCTGTGTGTACCTTTGATATCGATAATATCGAGACTTTTTATTATTTCTTTTATGGATTGAGAGGATTGACCGATTGATATATGCGTTGTCAACGCGATGTTTTTCACCAACCCACACGCGGCACCTTCCGGTGTTTCGCACGGACAAATTCTGAACGCATGAGAACCGTGCAGATGCCTCGGTGTGGTGAGTTTTCCATCCTTTCCAATAGGAGAGTTAATACGTCGAAGATGTGACAATGTACTGATATACGAATGTCTGTTGAGCACTTGCGATACACCAGTGCGCATATTCATCGTATTGTTTCCTGAACCCCAATTTCCAGTAGCCAATGAATATTTGAAACCATTGGTGATGTATTTTGTTTTCATCAGATTAGAGATGTTGACAATGTTTGTTTCGGTCGTTTTTACGAGTGAACTCTTCATATCCTTCAGCATTTTTTTCATCAATTGTCTGAACAATCCAGCCATTAAGAAACCAGCCGTGTCGATGCGTTTGTTTTTGTAGTGATCGCGGTCATCTTCACTACGCCAGCCTAAATTTGTTTGAATCAATTGTTCGATCATATACCCAAGAAGGGAAACCTTCTTATGTCTCGTATCTTCCGAATCATCAGTACCAATATGAGGTAAAAACTGCTTGTCAAATAATGATAGAATATATTGCCTTTCCTCGCCAGGCTTTGCACTGTTTACTAGGCGCTTGTTGAGGTACTCAAAAATATCGAATTTTTCAATAATCGTCTTATATTCTTGTAAAGATGGGAACAAAATGTACTCAAACTGTTCATTTTCGTAACTATCGATGAAATCTCCGAATGCTTCGTATCCATAAATATGAAATATAACAAAAACACATAATTCGCATCGCAGGAATGGTATATTGATGCGTATATACTGCTCGAGATCGGCGTTCGGAACACTCACGTTCATCACAATTGTGCTTGTACTTTTAGTGTCACCCTCTTGAAGTGAACGTAATTCAGCGGATGTGCTGTACTTTGTGGTGTTTTTATGAAATACGTACACTCGATTATTGTTCATTTTTTCTTGACTGATTAATACTTTTTCGTTTCCATTGATGATGAAATATCCACCAGGATCCCATTCACATTCTTTGTTTTCTTGTGGTGCGATCTGCGTGTTGCAATATTTTGAACCCACCATCATTGGCACTTTTCCCATAAAACATTTTTCAAACACTTGCTTTTTACCCCCTTGCGTGAGTGTAATATCTACAAATAAACTACTTGAATAACTCAGATTTCTCAACCTCACTTCATCTGGATACACGACGTGTGTTGTTCCATCGAGTTCTGATATTGATACACGTGAAATATGAACCTTTCCAAATTGTATTTCATGTGTATCATTGGCTACATACCCAACCTCGTCGATGATGGACTGTAGTGAATGACAAATAAAGTCATCAAATGATGCGATCTGTTGCTGGACGAGTGTTTTTGTATTGACGTATTTGTCTAACACCTCCATGGTTGCGGGATACTATAAACACTATTCATTTTTTTAAGCCATTTCATCTTTGATTTCTTTGAGTTTCTTTTCAACCTTTACACGGGGGCTCACATATCGGTTGGTAATGCTCAAGACGACACCCGACACGAGGGCAACGGTAAGCGCGTACTTGAGGTATCCGTTGGCCCCTTGCTTGTTGAGAGACGACGCGAGCAATTTTTTGATGTATTCGTTGAACGCGAGGGCTGTCGCAAGAGTAAATCCGATTTGAATGGACATAATCGTAGAGTTGATCGTGTCGGTGGCGATGAGCTTTGTTTCTTTCTTCAGGTCCATTGTATTATATACGTATATATTTTTGCGTTTGGTTCGTATTCTTGAATATCCCAAGTACATTAATGACTAAATCCGTCACCATCGCCGAAAACTGCGAACCCGAACCCGAACCCGAACCCGTTATCGTCAAAGAGGAACCGGTTGATTCTGCTGAAGAATTAACCGACGATGAAGACGACGAAGACATCGAAGAATCTGACTTTGAACCGCAAATGGATTTCGGTCAGCTCTTGAGTAACTTCTTCGTCACCGAAAACGGTGTTAACGTTGCTGACGCTATCATGGAACTCAAGGAGTCACTCGATATCCACAACAAACTCCTCCACAAGTACATCAAATCCAAACTCAGTAAATAAAAGACTTAAAATATCGTTCAGTAGATGTACCATATGAATGAAATAGAAACCCCCTTTTTCAACGAAAAAATATGTTGGTTCACGATCAGTGAAGACATGAAAGCGCTATCTACACGCTTACGGAAAAATCAAAACATAGAAGAAAATATCATCAATATTTTTCACCATCTCTTCCACATATCGACCAGATATGATCTCGATATGAATAAGGCATGGGATAAGTGGTACAAAAAAGCTAAAACTAAAAAATACGATCATTCCGAAACATAATCTTCCTTTTCCAACAATACTTTTTTTGATGGCACCCTTTTGTGTCGCTTCTTCTGAATAAAAGTATATCCATGTTTCAACTCCTCGTCTGATGGATATTCTTCTCTCTCATCTTTCAATGATTCCGTATCTGTCCCATCTAATTCGTCTTTTGAATCAATTTTATATCCTAATTGATCCGTATTCATGTATTATGTGGATTTATTTTTACGCTTTAACTGTTCGCGCAATTGAAGCGTCGATTGAATTCTTGACGTGCTCGTATAGCCATTATAATCGCCTCATCGCCGTATTTATTTATTGAAAACGATTTGGTATATTCTTTATCATCCTGTTTAATTCTCGCTTGCCAAGAGTTGTCTCTTTTATGATACCGTATTCCAAGTATAGAATCAGCGCTCGCTTTTACATTTTTTGAACGATTATTATTATTTAATTTCTCGGTCGTTTCGCGCAAATTACATCTTCTGTTATCTAAAGGATTTCTGTTTATATGATCCACCATAGTGAATCCTGTTAGTTTTTTATGCAATTGAATATTTCCTGTTTCTTTATTTTTCTTTTGTTCTCTGGTCCCTTTTTGACTGATACATGCATAATGTTTTGCCGTTTCACTAGAAGATTTAGTTACACATATGGTAAATGTATCAACTATTTCAATATCAGATTCATCGACCAACATATATTTATCAATCCCTTTGTATTTTATACGAACCTCGTATGTATTTTGAGTCACCGGAAAATTAGATTCATCATCATTCCAATATATTCCATCCGGTAATTTTCTGTACATGTTTCTTGTCAATCCCAACTCATCACTGGTTCTTTTCTGAAACTCCCTTGCCGCATGTAGCGCATTTTCACCGTACTTTAAAACACTAAAACGCTTACGTATGTTTGGGGTCACCGATGTGAAGGAGACATCATATGCATCATCGCCCCCTATACGAGTCTTAAAAACAGAACCAGCTGGTTTTCCATTCATCCAATCCATTTCCATGTATATTAACATATATCTTTAAATTATTTTAGTGGGTTCTACACCCTCCCCTCAAACGCAATACTCCTGAGTACCCCATGTTTCCACGAGGAGTAGACTGTATCTTAAGATTTCACAGGAGATGACCAATCCCCTCCACCCCATAGCCGTTCAGTCGTTGAAGGGCTTCCGTATGCTTGTCATAACGCACTTAGGAAGTCACACTGCGGATTGCCCATTTCCTCTATATTTTATTTCGATACGGAATCATATTTTACCTTATTACCATCGAGAACAGGAATTACCTGTGTTCCTTTGCGTCGTTTCCAATACAAAGTGGTAGTAAAATCTTTAGGGGTTTCCCGCTACAAGCTATGTTGCCATATCCATGACTAGCGAACGCTTTTAACGTTCACTCACCCAGTTCTTAGGTGTAATGTACTTTCTTTTTGCACGTTATAGTCTGCTAGAGTTCTGCCATCTTCTAGTTGCTTGCCACTATAGATTAAACGTTGCTGATCAGGGGGTCGAAATACCATCACTTTCATGATGGGCTAGACTGTATCTTAAGCAGGTTCAAATGAGCTAAATTATCATCACCTACCGATACCCGTGCGGTCGTTGAAGGATCATCATATCCTAGCCATAACGAACTTAGATGATTTACCCGCGGATTGCCCAATTCTTAACGTTATTACTATGAGCGAGGTCATTACCCTGCCTATTACTAAAAGTTTCCTATCAGTAAGTAGTAGTTAAGACTCTAAGGGTTTTCCCGTCGTTATAAGGTATCTCGCGTTCACCGATGGTAAACACTAGCATCTGCATTTTTACTATTGCACAGTAAATAGGATTTCAACAGTTTACCCAATAACAGAGCCTATATGTTACCGGCTGGATGCTTTTCTGGACGTCCCCTAGTTAATCCCTTCCTTGTCTTGGATCTTGGCCTTCACGTTCTCGATTGTGTCACTCGACTCAACCTCGAGGGTTATGGTCTTTCCCGTAAGTGTCTTGACGAACAAATTCATAGTTGTGAAGGTATTATATACACAGAAAATATTTTTTTATCACATAACGCAAAAATACGCTTGATTTAAAATATACATGCGTATACTATATATACAATGCGCGCGCTATTGTTTCTCGTGTTTGCCCGATGTGCCAACGCATATTTCTCATATTCTCGAATGAGATATGAGGACCCAATATATACGAACGAAATCGTAGTACCCGACATGATGCCGTTATGGGTAAAACGATGCTTCAATGAAACGCTGTACAAAGGACGTCTATGCACCCCCCTACAGCCACTCTCCGAAGGTATCATGTACGTAGATTGCCCAAGTGGAATGTGTACGAGTGATGTAGTTGAAGCCTACCACACTTACGGTGAATACAAAAACATGGTAGGCATCGTGTTCAATGGACATTTCCCAAATAACGGAACGTGTAAAATACCTTCGACTTTCATATTAAACGACATCGGACAAGACGCAAATAGTGACTACCCATCATACTTGGGATTACAAGAACCAGAAATGGATCTTCAAAAAATCATAATCATATACAAATTCGGTATGCTCGTCGTCGTCTTTCTGTTCATTTTCATTCTCGTGTGCACGTACGTACAAGCGCGAAGATACAGAATCGAAAACAGCGCGCGGTTTATACAAATCATCCCGAGTACACGCACGGAAGAATCACAACACATCAGAATCATCACAGACACACAATTCGTGAAAAACGAAGACGAAGCGGCGTGTCCCATATGCATAGAACCATTCGAAGAAGGAGAAACCGTATCCAAACTCTCTTGTGGGCATACATACAAACCACAATGTATTCGCGACTGGCTACAGAAAGAATCACGTTGTCCCCTGTGCAACGCAGAAAATTGATTATTATTTTCTTTATCTTTCCCTTAATGTTTTATAAAATAATTCATAATGGAAGTGTACCTAAAGAATACCAATGACGCAACAGGCAAACTCATTACAAATCTTGTCAAACAACACAATCTACGCGTTGATGTTCAGTATCCAGAAAAATCAAGTACATTTAAGGGTACTATGTACGAACTCGCACGTCTGTGCATACTCAACGTACTCATAGTATGTATCGTATTGAAGATGTACCAACTTAAAGTGAATATGAGTGAAAATGACGTGTACCTCCTCATCAATATTCTGAGGGAACGATATATTCTCATGTTCACCACAATAGTTGATTCGGGAATACTCACCATCACACAATTTTTAAGAATCACACAATTTGTCACCCCGTTTGCTTTTACGTTCATGTATCAAATCATACGCACCGGCGCATCTATAAAATTACCACAAGCCTTCATGACAAGCCTTATCCCTGCCGTTGGTGCGGTGCTCGTAGATAAACAGCAGGATTTTACACGCCAGCTCGTGGAGTTTGGATTAGATCCACACGCAAACACAAAGCATAGGATGACCGATTTCATGGCATCCATATGCGGCTTTAAGTCTTCGTCGCAAATACTTGTAGAAGGTGCCAAAAATTTACTTTTAAGCGCTATGGCAGGGCTCGTCTTACTACAAGTAAAAACTGGATATGATTTAATCAAACAAGGGTCGAGTCTCATTCAAATTACAAAAGGTCAGGGTCGTGATGTGTCGTTATTAAACACGGATGCTAGACGCCTCCTTAATGCCCCTCAATAGGAAAATAGGTTTCAGTTGTCACACTGTGAGTATCGTTAAACCACGTATCTGTACACATCGAACCGTCATCATCCATGTTCAGTTTTTCCATGCCCCCTGTTATACTTTCGTCAAAGTAGGCGTCTGTATATTGCCCATCGGATGGTTCTGGTGATGCCGGGTCGAAGGGTTCCTCTTGGATTGCGTCCATCGTAGGCGCGTTGAACATGACCCCACACGATCCCGAACCAATTGGTGCCAACTTCCCCATGATGATATTCTCCGTCACTCCGTTCAAGTTATCCTTTTCAGAAAACATACCGGCATCTGTGAGAATATCCATCGTTTCCTCGAACGAACATTTCATCAAGGGACCAGTGTTTGCTTTATTGATACCGTGTCTGGTTATAGGCATGATGTCCCCCTTGTGTGTCATTGTGTCTACCAAGATATAGAAATGTCTTCTGTTCACATACCCACCATCGAACTCGATCACATTCTTAATTTCTTGCAACAACACGTTTCGTGCTGCTTCGATTCCAAAATGTTCATATACATACACCACATGATTCGTAGTACACTTGGCATGTTTGAAATACTCCAATGTGAAGATGAAATCCAAGTTCAAGCCATCCGTTTCTATGATCCAATCGTTCGTTTCATCGTCTCTGCGGACAAACGTCTTCTTTATTTCTGTGTCCCCGTCGAGTGTCATCTTACTCATAATTTTATTCATCAAGATAAATACATACCTGTCATCTATTTCGATGTCATTCTTATCAGGTTCATTCACCACGAGAATTTCCATTATCGGTTCATCGTTTTCGTGATTATAAATCGGAAGTAATGTATCCTCGTAATTCTTGAAGAGTTTATTGTAAATGTCGTACAACGTTTTCCCGCTTCTCTTCAACGCGTCCATGTCGAAGTGAAAGACAATGCTCTTATCATAATACACGGGTACAGGTTGTTCAAATGGGAGCTGTAGGTATGCTTGGGTAAAAGGTAGGCGTTTACCCGACATGTACTTCCTCGATATTAGACAACCGATGTTCACATACTCCAGTTTTTGCGCGATGAAATCAATGTTTTCATGAGACGTGTACTCTTCTCGCAATGGAAGTGTCATCATAGGGCTCTTAATCTGCTTCGCCACGTTGATGAGTTCCTTGAACCGAGGGACACCGAGTGTTACATTCTTTGCGCTAATCCCCGCGCTGTGGAATGTATTCAGGCATAACTGCGTTACTACTTCTCCCATAGACTGCGCTGCGATAATACCCGTCATGTCTCCTTTACTCACCTTCGCTTTGTTATGCTGATGGTACACGGTGTCTAACATTTCATCAAAGTCGCATGGCTTGATCTTATACTCGTCGACAATACGTTTCGATGACATACCGGTGTACATTTGGTCTCTGATGACCGGGCTCACCGGTCGTATCTCTTCCACTAGTCGATGTACTCTTTGGTATACCTCTTCGTGTGTTAATGTGGTATGAGATGATTTGAATTTGTCGCACAAAATATCTATGAGCATCGGACTTTTTACGCTTTTGAGACTCGTCGTGCGCTTGAATGCTTTTTCCGCTGCGCACGCATGGGGGGATGGTGTATCGTCGTATACATTCTGAGTAATGAGCATCGCTCCATCGTACCCATCGTCACCGTAGGTGAACTGCACGATGTCTCTCGACGAATTCCTCATCGATAGGTCGTGCTCGACCATGAGATCCTCCATTGCCTTCACGAGACGTCTTTGCGTGTATCCGGTATCGCTGGTTTTTACAGCTGTGTCAATGACACCTTCTCGGCCACCCATCGCATGATAGAAAAACTCGTGTGCTTCAAGACCATCCAAATACGAATGTTTCACAAATCCTCGCGCCTCCGGTGATTGATCATGCTTTTCGAAATGCGGAAGGGGTCTATCGGTATATCCTTCGATGATACGCTGCCCGTTTACGTTTTGCTGACCCACGCATGCCATGATTTGACTCAAGTTGATAGCCGAACCCTTCGACCCAGCGGTCACCGTCGCATGAATGTTGTTTTTAGTTGTCATTTTGTCCTGTACAAACTTACCCGATTGTGCCATGGCGTTGTTCAAAATCTGATTGATCTTCTTTTCGAATAACACCTTATTTTCGTTTCCTTTACTCACGTGAAGAATCTGCTTGACCTTCGTGATATTATCCTCTATGGATTGCCGCACAAGTACCTGAGCATCCTTATCAATAAACGTATCACCCGCTCCTATGCTGAATCCGTGATTTTGAATAAAGTAGTTGACCAAAAATTGCAAAGAAGAAATGAAGTTTTTAGCCGTTTCTGGTGAATACTCAAGCCACAACCTGTGAATAATCCCACCCTCACTCGCACCCAGAGACTTTTTACAAAATTGTCCGCTCATGATTTCCCCAGATCTTACGATAACCTCCCCATCGTCGAATGCGAACCCTTTTGTATTGCTCGGTGAGCACCATGATGATTTCCGATCGAAATGTAATGAACCCGGAAGGAGAAGCGCGAAGATTTGCTTCCCCGACCATAATTTCTTAGGCTTCAAAATAGCAGGTGGGGGGAGTTTTTTGTTATTAATCCTCCCTTTTCCATTCCAAACGATATTCGCAACCTGTTCACGCGTCAAAAAGATATCCTTCCCTGTCATTTTCCACGCGGCAAGCAACGAGTCTTGTACGATCCCAATAACCGGCTTATTCGCCTGAGCAGAGACGATGTTATTCGACACCGCCATGAGTTCCTTTAATTCTGCCGTAGCCGCTAAAGATTGCGGCAAATGTAAATTCATTTCGTCTCCCGACGACTCCCACGAGTTTCCCCGAGGGTCGGACTGTATCTTAAGCAATCTCTGGTTGACTAGACCTTCATAGATCACCAACACCCGTTCAGTCTCTGAATGCCCAGCATATCCTGTCTTGCCATGGAGTCGGACGTAGCCAGTAACACTGCGGATTGTCCAATCCAACGACATTATTACCATTGGGTACGGCTATTAACCGTGTTCCCTCAGAATGTTTCCATTAAGAGGTGGTAGTCGTTGGCTCTAAGGAGTTTCCCGCATCAAGGTGTTTCGCAAGCACTGAGGCTCACTAAGGGGTATCACGCTTTTAACGCCCCTTGTTTTCGACAGAGCATGAAATGCATTTATCGAAGTCTGCGTTGTAAGGTGTGGTAGCAGATAGATTTAACCGAAATGTCTTGTGTTTCATGACCACGACTTTATGTGCCATCATGGACATCTTATGTAATGTCGGCTGTCGGTTGAACACGACGATATCACCGGTTTTCATCGTGCGCTCCACTATGTCTCCTTCTCGCAACACAAAATTTTTGTTTTTGAATCGAAGATCACACTTTGTACCATCCTTCCGAATGACATACTTTGCACCCACTTGATCGACATCTGTAATATCGGGGCCTTGATCTATGTATTTTTCAAGCAAATGTTTATTGTACCCCGTCACTGTTTCGGGAACAGTCATATTCGCTGCTATTTCCAAAGGCACACCAAGTTCATCTAGGTCGATGTTTGGTTCAGCCGTAATTACGCTGCGCGCGGAAAAATTCACGCGCTTACCCATCAAATTTCCACGGATACGACCCCCCTTCGCTTTCAAACGTTGTGAGATAGCTTTGATGGGCCTTCCTGTTCTCTGCGTGGCTTGTGGTTGTCCTGGAATCTCGTTGTCTATCAAGGTGTTGACGTGGAATTGCAATAAGTTCAAAAACTCTTGAACGGTGTTTTCGGATGAATTACCTTCCAAGTGCTTTGCGAGATTTTGATTCGAACGAATGATTTCAGACAACTTGTGTGTCAAATCATCTTGACTTCTCAGGGACGTATCCATGACAATACTCGGCCTGACCTGGGGAGGACTCACCGGAATGACAGTCAAAATCATAGATTTAGGATGTCCGTTTTCTGGATCAAACCCAAGATATTCAACGTCGTCATTTGGTACACGCTTGAGAATGTACAGCGCCTGCTTCGCACTCACGACTTGTTTTTCCTCTTCACGTTCCATAAATATCTTGTACGCATCAAACGAATACTTTGGCTGCGTGGCTTCACAATGAGGGCACGTATCGCACTTTTTACATTTTTCATATAAATATTTGAATCGTTTTTCATCCCTTATCATTTGACAAGGTTGATCACTCAAAACTCTAGAACATTCAAAACAAACAGATTGTAACACCTTGATGACAGTTTTCATGAAACCAATATGATACACAGGTACAATAAGATCAATGTGTCCAAAATGCCCTGGACATGTGAGAATGTCTCCATTACACGTCTGACATTTGAATTGACGATCGGTTGTTCCTAAACGCAAGTCACACAATCCTCCTGGCTTAGGTACACCCTTTTCATACAAATCATTTGTTTCCACCTTCAATACGGATATTTTCCGTAAAGATTCCGCCGAGAGCAAACCGAATTGAATTCGATTTGCGTACACCTGTTCCATGACCGTATGATATTACTACAACTTTTATCTTTAAATGGATTTACTTCGATTTCTTCCTGGGGGATTTTGAGGGACTCTTCCTGGGCGAAAATCGAGGAGATGGAGAAGGTGTGTCGTCGCCAAGAACATCGGATATATCATCAAACAACTCCTTCGCATCATTCTTTAATTTCATCGCTTTACTCTTTTCTAACCCCTTGGTCAACGCATCGGCCAACTTCGCAATCTGCTTTGATTTTTTCTTGAATGCCTTCATCTTTTTTTGAAGGTGATCCATGTACATTTCTAAGGTTACGAAATCAGATTCTTTCATCATCATCCTCTCAACATTGACCTTGCGCATGTATACCATTGGACTCTGGTTATTTGATGGTGTCATTTATTATTACTCCGAAAATAATAATAATTTGTTTAAAGATTTAAGGTTTGTATTACGTATGTCTTGGAACGATCTCACGAAGAATTATCCGGATGATCTCGAACATCCACTGCGCGTGGTCGCGCCTTTATGGAATGGTCGCGATGATATATTCCCTGGTCCCCAGCCAACATCTATAGAAAGACAGAACTTCGCGACATTGAAAAAGAAAAAATACCACGTGTGCGACAAAACAGATGGCGTACGATACGCATTCATCTGTTGTACGGTTGATGATAAAAAAATCGCGACCGTCATGGATAGGAGCCTCAAAGCGAGTCTACTGAAATTACGCATCCCAAGAGAATGCGCAAAAGGGACTGTTCTTGATGGAGAAATTATTCAACGCACAGACGGTACGTGGATCTTTCTTGTGTACGATTGTGTAGTCATGTGCGGTAAACCCGTAAATACATTGTCATTCGACGAGCGCATGTCGTACACAGATACGTTCATAGACATGTACAAAAAACGAGACACAGACGCCCTTGTCTTTCTTAAAAAAGATATATTTCCACTTGAAGATATTTCAAAATTCTTGGATGAGCAACGACCGTACAAAACAGACGGTGTTATTCTCATCCCGGGTGATGATCACGTGAGAGTCAACACCCATCCGTTTTATTTCAAACTGAAAAATGGTCACGAAAACACAGTCGATTTTGCCATCAACAAAAAAGGGGTTTTATTTTTACAAACGAAGGGAGAACTCAAAAAGACAATGAATTGTATCAAGGATGGATCCGCAAAAGATGTTCAACTGAACGTTCGTATACAAGACGAAGAATATGCTATTATCGAGTGTAAATTCGTCAAGGATAAAGAATGGACGTTTGTATGCACAAGACCCGATAAATCTCTACCAAATAGTGTATATACGCACAAAAAAACGATGCTTAACATCAAAGAAAATATTCAAGTTGACGAGCTAAGGGATCTCGTCTAATATGGTATATATCGCATGTGAGGCTTATCTATGTTTACTCGGAAAGTGTTTCCATATTCTTCTATCATTATAGTGTCATCGTCATATATCTCTTTACATCCATATTCGGAATCA